ATTGTATTACTATTCTCGTTAATAATGTTTGCACCGCATTGGTTTTGTATATTGTTTACTTTAATTGTACTTGTCATAATTATTGAAATTTATACCTTATTATTACTATACCAGATCCACCAGAGAATCCAGCTCCTGGTGTATTAGTTCCAGAACCACCACCACCGCCGCCTGTATTTACTGTGCCTGCTGTTGCTGCATTTCCTAAATAACCACCAGCTCCACCACCAGCAGTTGCTGTGCTTTGATGATTACCTTCATTACCTCCTCCACCACCGCCAGCTCTTGCTGTTGGAGTTCCATTTATACTTGTCGTTGTTCCTGCACCTCCATCTCCAGATGTGCAATTTGCTGCGTTTTGACCAACACCACCAGCGCCACCACCGCCACCTCCAGCATCAATACCCGAAGGAGTGCTACCTGGAGCACTACTACCTCCATTATTTCCTTGTGGTGGACTTACAGAAGGGGTATTACCAGCACCTCCAGATGCCCCCTGCCTCGCACCAGCACCGCCACCAGAACCACCAGATCCTCCTGGAGCTGGCATACAGTGTTGATTTCCGAAACCACCGCCTGCTGATGTAATAGTTGAAAATACTGAACTAGCGCCTTGAGTACCACCAGGAGGATTTGCTGGACCAGGAGAACCTGCACCACCTCCTCCAACTGTTATTGGATATGATTGCACTGAAACTGGTAATCCATTAGTTTCATCTAATGGACTGGCTGTGTAAGGAGTATCAGGACTTTTAGATTCTCTATATCCACCTGCTCCACCGGCTCCACCACCTTCTGATCCGCCACCACCTCCACCACCTGCGATGACCATATAAGAAATTTTGTTTGATCCAGCAGTATTACCTGCACAAGATACACAAAATGTACCTGGACCTGTGAATGTATGAACTTTAAAATTTGTACAAACGGTTGCTACACTTCCACCTGTAGCTGTTATAAATTTTGCATCATTTATAACTTCATTACTATTGACTGCCTGCCAACCTTTTGTTGCATCTCCAAATACTAATGTAACAGCTGCACCCTCTGCATCTACAGTTAAATCAAAAGTTTGACCCTGAATTTTATCAGATCCATTTGCAGCAATGGTTAAAGCATTTGTACCAAAATTTTGTGCGTAATCTTTAAAAGCCACAATTGCCCCAACAGATCCTGCAGGTAAATTTGCTGTAACAGCATTGCTTGATGTATCTACAAAATAACCTTCACCATTTGAAGCAGAAAAAGTAGCAGCTGTTTTAATAGATGTTTGCCAATCAACAGTTCCTGTTCTACCAAAACCTGATTGAGTAGCCCCACACGCAAGTGTAACAGCCGTGCCTGATCCACCTAAAGTTAAGGTTGAACCACTTTGTTTATCAATTGCATCTACTTCTATCTTTGACATTATACT